ACTAAAAAAGTTAAAACCACTCAAGCCATATTCTCGAAAAAAGACTAAATAGAATAATGAAACATTTAGACGACGTAAACGAATCCTACTTTGAACATCTTCGTTTTGCATGGAGTGTTGCATTTGTGTTGTTCGTTCACGGCCTGTTTCCACAAATATGGGTAGACAAAGCATCTAGGATGATCGAGAATCGTGGCAAGTAACTTATTTCAGAAGGTAGAGTTCGAGGCATTCCGTGCGGGGATCACACCACGCACACGAGAGTCTCGTGCATGGTTTCGTAAACGTGTGCAGAACATGCGAGTCAACCGTCGCGAGTTGATGAAATCTGAACCTATCGAACAAAGAGAAAGGAGTGTATCGGGAAGCATGTATATGTTTTTCTACGATCCGAAGACTCGCGAACAACTGCCGTACTATGATTCGTTCCCGTTGATCATCGCAGTCGGTCCAGCAAAGGGTGGGTTCTATGGCCTGAATCTACACTATTTGCCGATACCCCTTCGTGCAAAGTTTCTTGATGAACTAATGAACGTCACCAACAACAAGGCGTATGATGAAACAACCAAGTTCAGTCTATCTTACCGAATGTTGAAGAGTGCGTCCAAGATGCGTTACTTCAAACCCTGTTACAAACATTATCTCACATCTCAGGTGGAAGGTCAGTTGTCTTACGTACCACCCGCAGAATGGGAGATCGCCACGTTCTTACCCGCAGCACAATGGCAGAAGGGTGGACGTAGTCAGGCCTATGCAGATGCAAGGAGAATGATTTCATGAAGATCTCTACACTAGATGATCTAAAATCAAAGATTACCGCAGGCGGGGGTTTCTCAAACCCCAGTCTGTACTATGTCAGTCTACCAACACGTAACCTGAATGGTGAACAAAAACAGTCCATTGAATTCTTTGTGAAATCAATTAACCTACCCAGTCGAAACCTATTGTCGGTTGATCGTGAAGTGGGTATGGACATGGATAAGGTTGCATACGGATATTCTAACCCATCTATTTCGATGACCTTTCGGGTTCTGAATGATCAGTTAACACGACAATACATTGAAGACTGGCAGAACTCGATTGTTAGTCGATATGACACCACACGAGAAAATCACTATACCGTTTCATATCCAGATGATTACATGAAAGATATTCGTATCTTCCAACTGGATCGTGGTATAGCCGTTCCTATTATCGATAAGAACTTTAATCTCGATCTAGGAATTGTCAACATCAATCTAAACACTGATATCGATCTTGAGTCAAGTGGTAGAGTGATATATACATGGCACCTTGAAAGAGCGTACCCTGTATCGTTTACACAAGAAACGTTGTCAGATGATGCAAAGGGTACAATATCAGAAATCACAGTTGAGTTCAGTTATAGAAACTGGAGAGGATATCAACTTCAGGGTGGACGAAACACCAGCATCGATGTTAGCAATAGTGTTACAACCGATATCGGTAGTCGCATAGGTAAGAAGATTTACGACACTTTGAAATTTTAATCATGGAGATTGATTATGGCTTTACCAAAGCTAAATGACACACCCAAGTATACGTTAACCGTACCATCAACAGGTAATGAGTTAAGATATCGTCCCTACTTGGTCAGAGAAGAAAAGGTTCTACTGATCGCATCAAGTTCAGAAGATCCACGACAGATTATGAATGCAGTCTACGATACAATCGCGGCCTGTGTTGAAGATATTGACGTGAATACTTTGACAACGTTTGATCTGGAGTACATCTTCATTCAGTTGCGTAGTAAGTCAACTGGTGAGACAAGTGACATTACACTTCAGTGTCCGGAGTGTGATCACAAAAACACTGTGACGATCCCATTAGATGAGATTGTCTGTACGGAAGCAAACACAGAAACAATGATTGAGTTGAGTGAAACGATTCGGGTAGAGATGAAGTATCCTAGTTATCGTGACATCCCGACCGACACAAACTCCGATGATCTTGGATTCAATTTGATTGCAAGCTCGATCAAGACTGTGTTTAGTGGTGACGAAAGAATCGACATCGAGGACGAATCATTCGAGAGTGTGGTTGCATTCCTTGAGTCAATGACACAAGATCAGTTTGCAAAGGTGACATCGTTCTTTGAGAACTCACCGACAGTCAAGTATGATCTACCGTTGGTATGTCAAGGTTGTGGTGCACAGAACACGATTGAAATTAAGGGGATGCAAAGTTTTTTTTAATATGCCTCGCGCATGAAGAATTGTCCAATCACTACAAGGTGAACTTTTTGCTTCAGAGGCATCACAATTATACACTGACAGAACTAGATAATATGATACCTTGGGAAAGAGAAGTTCACACAATTCTCTTGTTACAAGCATTAGAAGAAGAAAAACAAGCTAGAGAGAAGGCAAACAATGGCGGCAATTACACTGGATGATGTAGTCTTAGAACAGATGGAAACCAACGAGACGTTGGGTAATCTAAAAGAACAGACTATCATCATGTTTCAAATGCAGAATCAGGGTCTTGGTACCTTGATCGAACAGTTCGAGGAATTCCTTGGAATGGTTCGAACACAGATGCGTATTGCAGACGAAGACCGTCGTGAACTGAGGGGGCCCCCTCCAGTACCTCCAGTATCACCTACCGCACCATCAACTTCACCCGATGATACAAACACTGGGCCTGGTATTCCTCTCATCACTGGTGTTGCCGCAGCGATCGCGGCAGCCGCTGGTGCGGTCTCCGGTTTCTATGCAATGATTCGCCAGAACTTCAAAGGCACTATCACTGCGATAGAAGATTTTGCAAAGTTCATCAAGAATCAAGTTGCACGAGTTGGTCAGTTCTTCAAAGGTCTTGGTGCACGTATCTTCCGTTACCTTGACTTCTCAAGAGGCGCTCAGGAATTGGGAGAACTACTTACTAAGGCCTTCGCACCCATCAAGAACTTCTTTACGGGACTGGCAAACAATCCTGTAGTTAAATTCTTTGGTAGACTAGGTCAACTGGTGGGTAGACTTGCATATCCTTTATTTTTATTCTATGATATTTACAAAGGTATCATGGGTGAGTTTGAAAACATCGATGAGACGGCCACTATCGGAGATAAGGTAATTGCGGCATTCGAGGGGTTCACCAAGGGACTTGTCAAGTTTATCATGTTCCCCGTTGATATCATCAAAGACATTACTTCGTGGATCTTTAGTAAGTTCGGTGCAACTGAAGAGATATCCAACTTCCTTGACTCATTCAGTTTTGCGGAAGGTGCAGTCGATCTTGTTGACTTGATGTATATGAAACTCAATGACCTTGGTACCGCATTGGGTGGTGCAGTCTTTGATATGGTTCAATGGGTATCGAACATCCCGTCTCGAATAAGTGAGTTTGTCAATCAGTCTATCGATGAACTTGGTGCAATGATGGAGAACATCGGAACTATGGCACTGGACGGGATAAAGAATCTGGTGATGGCCGCGTTGCCTGCACAAGACTTCGCAACCTTTGAACTACCCAGAGCCGATCTTGGTATCCTTGGTGAGTTTGGGGGTGGTACGATCAATCTGAATCCGATACCTAACTCAGTCTATGAGTGGGCAGGATCGACATCTTCTTCAACAATAGGTGGGGCCACAGACAACTCTTCAACTTCGTCTAACCTCACTAATGCGATTGGTGGAACAAACAACTCTAGTACAGTCACGAATGCGATTAATCAAGAGAGTGTTTCAAATGCAGGAAACTCACAGGCTAACACTGTAGTAATACAGGATAACTCTGTGAGTTCAGCTCAAACGAATAATACTCAAAACACTGTGGGAAGTTCTCGCTCGATGCCGTCACCAACAAATGACAACCGCACACGAGCGAGCGCTTATGCAGGTTAGTCCTCAGCAGCCAACTTGGAGAAGAAAGACATTGTGTCTTCTTCATCGTCGTCTGTGGAAACTGATCGAGGTTCTGGGGCAGGCGTCGATTTCATTGGCGCTGCCTCACGTACAGTTTCCATCTGAACTTGTTGAGACGTTGACCGAGGCGTCTCAATCTGACCCAAAACCAAGTGAAGACGTTGTTCCAACTCATCATAAGTCTTGTAGTTCGACGGATCAGTAAACTCGTTCAGATCATACAGACCGTTGTAGATCCTCTCAAGTTCATCATCATCGTTCGATAGTGGAGCGGGTGATGCAAACTCTGACTTATCATAGTTGCGATAGCCTTCGACATTACGGATCTTCAACTTGAATGAAGCACCTTCCCAGAAATCGAATGGATTTACTGGTTCTTCGTCTTGGAACTGTGGTTGCATCTGATCCATGATCTTATCGAAGATCTTCTTACCGAAAGTGTAAAGGAATACCTTACCTTCGTTCTCAGGGTTAGATGGATCTGACTCCACAAGGATGTTTGCGACATAGTGTAGACGACGCTTGCGCTCACGCACTAGTGCACGGTCTTCATCATTCTCTGTCGCCCACAACTTACTGTTCATCTCTGATACAGGGTCTTGTTGACCGATAGAAGTCAGAGACTTCTCGATGTACCATTGACCAGTTGGGCCTTTGAACCCGTGATCCCAGTAACGGACAAATTCCATGTTACCATCCTTGCCTGGCAAGAATCGAACCACGGCATAACCATTCCCTGCCTTGTCTACCGTGGGTTTCCACTGGCGTTCATCGACATAGGATGACTTGTCCTTCTTAGTTTCGGGGTTTGCCGATGCGACCAGATCGGCGATGGTGTTACGGTTGCGCTTTAGATTAGCGAATGACATATGAGTTTCCTCTGTATAGTTTCTAGTTTGTTTGTCGTCACTGTATACGTGACATAGTATATAGTACCAAAACTATTCGGAGTTTTCAAGCGGTTTCCAAACAGAATCGGCCGTATACACATAAGATCCCAAGCACTCTTTGTCCCACTGGTGTGGTTCAATCAGACTCAGAATCGATTTACCTTCGATAAGGTAAAGGTGGTAAGCCACCCCAACACGGGGGACAAAGTTGTACGATGCGTTGTACAGGTATTCGTTTATCTTCGAGAGTTCCACTAGATTCTGATACTCTTGATTCAGCAACTCTAGTTTGTTCTCGAAATAATTACGTGCGAGTGACCCTCGTTCTGACTGAAACAGTTTCGTGTCAGGCAGTTCGATTGGTGGTGCGGCGTTGTTGTCGCCATAGGTCAGTAACGCACGTCGTTTAGTCAAAGGGGAAGAACCGAATCACCACCCTGAATGTATCGCAGACGCATGGCATCGGCTTCGAGTTTGTCCTTGATGACCGGACTGATATACTTCTTGGCATCTTCGGGTTCCAGTTTGTACTTATCACACAAGTGGATGATTGCATCAAGGTAGTTCAAGGCCAGATCTCGCACAGTCTCTTCCACCAATCCTTGAAACTTCTTTTTGGTCATAACAAGGTTTTTAAGTTGATCTTCTTTTATTTCCATACTAGCCCTAAATCT